TGTTGCTGCGGTAAATGTACTTTGTAGAACTTGGATAATATTCCCTGCCTTTGGGTTTGTTGTTGTTAATATCGTTCCATCTGCTGTATCAGGTAACGTCATTACCCTTGTATTAGCAGAAGAAGATGGTGCTTGTAAGCTGAAAGACCCACCACCTGATGCTGCATTTAACTTAATTTTGGCACTCATAATTAACTAGGTTTTGGATACTTGTCCTTTGTGGTTTTGATAGTAGCTTTCCAAGCATCTATCCCCTCATTATATATCTGGTCAAACTGATCTTCAAACTTTGGATATTCTGCCCTTCTTTTAGATTTATAACTATCGTTTTCTAAATCCCAAGCAGCTTGTAATGCTTTTAAACCATTTGTGCAATCAGTTTCAGTAGGTTTAGAACCTTTATCGTTAACAATTAAATTTGAATAAACTTTATTGTTTATATCAGACCAACTAAACCAAGCTCCTGTTCTTACAGTTATAAGGTAATCTTCTATGTGGTCTGGTCTACCGTCTGGAAATCTCATTTTATGTATCCGCTATTTTTTTGACTTGTAAATATGTATAAAATTTATCATTTGACCCTAATAAAACACTAGCAACTTCTGGTTGTACTGCTAAATAAAATTTATCATTAGTTGTATTAGTAACATCAATTATTCCTTTTGTAACTTGTGTTTCATAAATAGTATTTGAATTACCTCTTATAGAATTAACAGATTGTAAGACATTATCAAAACTACTTCCATCTCTAGCTACAAATATCGCTGCATAAAGATAATCAGATGAACTTGCAGAGCTTACATAGGTACAGGAAGTAAATGTTATTTCATAATATCCAGTAGAAGGAAAAGTGAAATTTGTTGCAGCAGTATTTGTAGTAGTACTTAATCCTGTGCCTAGTCCTGTGACATTCATAGTTCCATAAGCACCATTTACTCGTGAAAAATTTGTTTTTACATAATTCCACTGTGCGCCTGTCATAACCTGACTAGAACTTAAAGCATAAGTATCAATCATTGAAATTCCAGCAGATATGCCAGACAACCCTGATCCATCCCCACTTAAGCCACTTGCTGAGATTGCAAATTTTTCTACCCCACCAGCAGAAAACTTGATAGTGTCAGCAGCAGGAAAACTTATTCCTGTATCAACATCATCTCCTGTTATAGCTGGTGCTGATACAGATCCAGCTACTCCTTTAATTGCAGGTGTTGTTCCTGATAGTTCTAAGCTCATAATTAAAGAATAACAAGAGTTGCACCATTTGGCACGACTACTTCTTTACCTGCATTTATTGTAGGCGATACTGTAATCGCATTCTTACCAGCACTTAATTGATAATTTTCAGTAATAGTTTGGCCTGTTTCTAAGAACACCTCATCCGTGCCACCTCCCTGTGCGCCACCACCCCCACCAAGTTCTCCCCATCCTGTATTTTTGTACCCTTCAAATCTATTTTGAGTTTGATTGTATCTGAATTGGCCTAGTGCTGCTGCTGGTTGTCCAGATTGTCCAGGTTGTTGTGCATCAGTTCCAACAGGTACTTTTAAGAAACCATTAGAATTCATTGATACATCGCCTGTCATAACAGGACTTGCTGCTACAACATGACCAAAGTTTGCTTCGTTTATCTTTCCTAAAACAACATAAGTTGCACTATCATTTGAAACTGCTGTTGCTATTTTTAGTTCGTTAGTAGATGTATTTATATGAGGCTGATACTGAGCTATATTAGCTGCTCCTGATGGATCGCTACTTCCAGAGCTTAATGTTCTTAATGCATCAAATATATCCTTTATTGCTTCACGAACAGCAGCACCAGTACCATTGGCTGGATGAAAATTATTTCCTGTTTCTTTACCTGTACTTACAACTCTAGCCATTTAAAAAAGTAACATTGAACCTATTCTAACTTGCTTTACCAAAACCGACAGCTTGATATGCGAAATTTCTATTAACTGAAGCATTCGATGAATTTTTAAAGTGAATAGTAAACCCTGTTCCAGAAGTGTTACTTAGTTCATAAAAGTCTCCAGATTGCATATCTTGTGCAGTAATACCAATCGAAGGTAATATACTATTTGCTCCTCCTTCAGTATTAGCAGTACCTACAAAAAATGCTTTATTGAATGTAATATTTGTTGCACCGTTTGATGTCAAAATGCCATTTGTCGCAGATGAATTTTCAAGACTTGTTTCAGTTCTTTGCTCCATAGATGCGGTGTATCCTAACTGAAATACTCGAATATCTTGTGCAGGATCATTACTAGTTAAATTTACTTTAAATTGAAAACCTCTTCCTTTATATGTTCCATTTGCAAAAGTCTGAAAAGCACTATAAGTAGGGGATCCGCTATTAGGATTGTCTTGAGTTACACGAACCAACATTTCAGCGTTAACATCAGTAGCAGTTAAACCTTCAAAGTCTCCTCTTGCATCTAAATCTGGTATTGAATCAAATAAATCAGAAGGATAAAATGCCTCTGTTAAAAAATGACGTTTAAGATCAACACTAAATACATCTCCTAAATCTAAAGTTGTACCTCCTGCTGTGCCACCAAATTCATAAGTACCTAACGGAGCAATGCCTCCTATATCATCAAGAGATGAAACTAAATCAAAATCCGTAATACTATCAAATTGTCCTACACCTGTTAAATTTAAAGAATTTGTTACTGCATCAAAAGCAACATTAGTTTTTGTTCCTTGAAATCTTGGAATATCTAAATCTTCTCTTCTTGTTTGAATTAATTTTTCATCAACTGTATCAGGTAAATCTATAATTACACTTGCCTCACCATTACTGAATCTACCTCCATCATCTTGAAATTTAAGAATATACTCACCCTCAAGTAATGGAACATCAGCGATTGTTGTATTACCAGCAAGTGCTTCAACCAAATCTGTAGCATTTGAAAATGTTCCTGATCCATCAGTTTTTGGAGAATGTCTTACATAAACACGACCACCATGAGTTACATCTAAATCTGTTGCTAAATTCCAACGTAATCTTATAGTTTTTTTGCTTATTGGTTCTCCTGTAAGTCCAGTGACATCAGCAGGAACAGCAGTTTTACCAACTGTAGTAAAAGTATCGGTTGCAGATGTAGCACTAGGTTCTAATGCAGCATTTAAACTACGAACAGATACTTCATATGATCCTACTTTTGTGTTAAATATTTCAAAATCAGGGCTACTAGTTGTAGTTGAAACAATATTATTATTATTAAATCTATAATTAACCATATAATTAGATACACCTGTGACAGGTTGCCATCTAATAATTAATTTAGAGACAGGTTGATTATTAATTAATACAATTACTTCATCTGCCGATAGTCCAGTAGGAGGTGATTTTATAAGATTTAAATTAGTTATATTTGGTTGAGGTATTGTTTCATTATTTTCAATAAAATCGTATTTTTCATTTACATATGCAAGTGCTGTTATTCCATAACTTATTCCATCTCGTTCCTCAACAGACATAACTCTAAATGTCTGAGCAGAAATATCATTAGTTTCTAACATCCAAACACTGTTAGAATTTGGTGCTTGACTTAAAGCACTAGCCAAAGTAATTACTTTTCCTGATATTCCGCTTACATTTTTAGTCTCAACTGTTCCATTTGGCATTATTACGCTTAACTTAGGATTATTTTGATCTGACAAATCAGTATCACTAGAATTATCCACTGTTATTTGGGTTGTTGTAGCTGTACTAATTCTTCCTGCTCTTCTTACACCTGATCTTGCAGGATCAGCAATACTAATTATTGAGCCTGGTCGAACAATACATCCTGCTTCCATAGATGTAGAAAATGATACTGTTTCAGTTTCTCTTTGTTCAGCAAATAACATAGCTCGGGCAAATCTTCGAGCTTGACCTTTACTTGTACAGCCTAATGCTTTTACTCTTTTAAGATGAACTCCATATTTATTTTTATAAGCTGCTTCTGCTTCTACTTCTTCATAATCTATATCTCTTATATCCATATTAAAATAAGAAACTGCGATTACTGTGCTTCTAGTTTTTAAACTGCTTCCTGTATAACTAAATCCATCTGGCGATACATTGGCTAACGTAAATAAATAAGTTGGATCTTTGGGACTATCTTGAGTTACCAATAATGCCCCCTCAGACCAAATAGGCATACATCTCATCACTCCTGACAAGGTATTTATGACATCAAATGCCTCAACACTTCTCTGAATATTTACATTGCACGCAAATCTAGCCTCCTCCCCTCCAAATCCATCTTTAACAAGCTGGTTTGAGAACTTACTAGCAGTTACAAATGAAAATAAATCTAAATTACTATCAATAATATGATTACCCAATCCATATCTTGTGTTGGTAAGTAGATCGAGAAGTATTAAAGCAGGACAAGTTGTCCATTGAGCAGCCCCCATAACACCATTAAAAATATAATTTTCTGGATAAACTACTCTACCTGTCTGTAAATCTACCGTTGG